CGGGCCGGGCTTGCCGCTGCCGCCCCTGGCGCCTCCCTCCGCCGCTGGCCGCCAATTCGACTACCCGGTGGGCTACAATCTGCTGGTCACCCCCCGGGGCGACCTGCCCATCTCCTTTCTGGATTTGCGCAACCTGGCCCAAAACTGCGACCTGGTGCGCCTGGTGATCGAGACCCGCAAGGACCAGATCGCCAAGATGGGTTGGACTGTCGCGCCCCTGAAACCGGGCAAAGGGGCGGCTCGCCGCCCAGGTCCCGGGAATCCTGCCCCTGCACCCTCACCGCAGGCCCTGGGCCAAGCCCGGGAGGCCACGGCCCTCCTGAAGCGCCCGGACCGGATACACTCCTTCATCGCCTGGATGCGCATGCTCCTGGAGGATATGCTGGTCATCGACGCGGCCACCCTCTACCCGAGGCTAACCCGCGGGGGCGACCTCTACGCACTGGAAGTGGTGGACGGCGCCACCATCCGCCCGGTCATCGACGAGAGCGGCCGCACCCCGCTGCCCCCGGCCCCGGCCTATCAGCAGATCATCAAGGGGCTGCCCGCCACCGACTACACCCGGGATGAACTGCTCTATTATCCCCGCAATCTTTTGAGCTGGCGCCTCTACGGCTTCCCGCCGGTTGAGCAGATCATCATCATCACCAACGTCATCCTGCGGCGCCAGATGCACCTCCTCCAATATTACACCGACGGCAACCTGCCCGACGCCCTGCTGGAGGTGCCGGAGAACTGGTCCACTGCCCAAATCGCCGAGTTCCAGCAATATTGGGACGGGCTGCACGCGGGTAACACCGCCCAGCGCCGGCGCGGCAAATGGGTGCCCCACGGCACGACCCCGCACCTGATGAAGGAGGGGGATCTGAAGTCTCCCGTCGACGAATGGTTCGCCCGGGTGGTGTGCTACGCCTTTTCGGTGTCACCCCAGCCCTTTGTGCAAACCATCAATCGGGCCACCGCGGAGACCGCCCAGGAGGCGGCTCTCTCCGAGGGGCTGGCGCCCCTGATGGAATGGATGGCGGACTTCATCAACTACGCCCTCCAGAGCTTCGGGTTCGACCAGGTGGAGTTCACCTGGATGCAGGATAGCGCCATGGACCCGCTGGAACAGGCTCAGATCGACGACCTGGACGTGCGCAACGGCATCCGCCTGCGCAGCGAGATTCGAGCCTCCAGGGGTCTGGAGAACGACGGCGCCCCCGATTTCATCATGACCACCACCGGGGCGGTGCTGGTGAGCGCCATCGGCAAGGAGGCCGCCGCCCCGCCGCCGGAAGAGGAAATGCTGCCGATGGCAGGCAAGGGCCAATAGGTAACGCCCTGAGAGCGGAAGAAATCATCGTGTCAGACTGGCTAAGGAGCACATCAATGCCGGATAAGGAATATCCCCATCCCGAACCGCCAGGACCGAAGCCTTCGCCCGTGGACCTCAAGATCGAAGCGGTGATCACCTGCGTCTCATATGGCGATTACCTGGCCTGGACGCTGCCAGCCAACAAGCAGCACTTCAACCGCATGGTGGTGGTTACGCGGCCCGACGACAAGCTGACGCAACAGTTGTGCGCCTATTACCACGTCGAGTGCTACCCCACCTACGACTGGCACCGCAATGACGACGCCTTTAACAAAGCCAAGGGCATCAATTTCGGCCTGTCGAAATTGGCCAAAGACGGCTGGGTGGTCCACATGGACGCCGATATTTACTTGCCGCCCCGGACCCGGTCCATCCTGCAGCGCATCTCCCTGGACCCTCAGTGCCTCTACGGGTTGGACCGCATGGAGTGTTGGAGCTTCGCCGATTGGATCAAGTTTTTGAGCGCGCCGCCCCTGCAGCACGAATGGGAGATCTTCGTGCACAACCGCCCCTTCCCGCTGGCGGTGCGCATCGCCAAGCTGGACCGGGACGGCTACGTGCCCATCGGCTATTTTCAATTATGGAATCCCGGGGGCTCGGGTGTTTGCCAATATCCCGAGCACCACACCACCGCGGCCCGGAGCGACATGCTCTTCGCCATGCAGTGGACCAGGGACAGGCGCCATCTGATCCCGGAGATCATCGCCACCCACCTGGAGAGCGAGCGCGCCGCCATGGGCGCCAACTGGAACGGCAGGACCACCAGGGCCTTCGGCCCTGAGTAGCCAGTGGCCAGTTGCCAGTAAAAACAAAGGCAAAAAACTGGTCGCTGCTCACTGCTTACTGCTCACAGTTAATAAACCGGAGATTATATGCAAAAAATCCTGTTCGCCCAATTCGTCAAGGTCAATGAAGCCACCGGGGAGTTCACCGGGATCGCCGCGGAGGAGATCCCCGACCAGACCGGGGAGATCTTCGACTACGAGGCCTCCAAGCCTTTAATCAAGGCCTGGTCGGATGATTCGCGGGCCCACAGCAACGGCAAATCCTACGGCAATTTGCGGGCCATGCACAACGCCAAGGTGGCCGCCGGCATCCTCACCGCCATAACCTTCAATGATGAGCGCAAACGGGTCGAAGTCATGGGCAAGGTCATCGACTCCGAGGAGCTGAAAAAGCTGGCGGCCGGCGTTTACACTGGGCTTTCCTTCGGCGGCTCCTACGCCTGGCGCAAGAGCGACGGTGAGCACGTGCGCTACGCCGCCCAGCCGGTGGAGCTGTCCCTGGCCGACAAGCCCTGCGTGCCCACCGCCCGCTTCACCCTGGTGAAGGCCGACGGCTCCGAGGTGGAAAAGGCTTTCGCAGAAACGCAGCGGACGCGGAGAAAAGCAGAGAAGGTCGCGGCCCGCTCCGACACCGACCCCAAGGAAGGTGAGGATAAATACGGAGACGTCAAGTTTGCCGACGAGAAGAACAAGAAGTACCCCATCGACACCGAGAAGCACATCCGGGCGGCCTGGAACTACATCAACAAAGAAAAGAACGCGGCCAAGTATTCGGCTGAGGACCTGTTGGCCATCAAAACCAGGATCATCAATGCCTGGAAGGAGAAAATCGACAAGGACGGTCCGCCTTCGGCCGAGAAGGTGGACGGCGGGCGACCCAGCGGGTTGCCCCTACAGAAGGGGCTCTACACCGTGAGCTATTTTGCCCAGCTCATCGAAAGCCTCAGCGATATGGCCGACGGCATCGATTGGGAGGCGGTTCAGGAGATGGACGACTCCCCCCTGCCTGGCCAGTTCAAGGAATGGCTGACTCAGGGGTGCGAAATTCTCAAGGCGATGGCTGCCGAAGAGGTGGACGAGCTGCTCGCCGACCTGAGCAAGGCCTCCGGTAGCACAGGTTTTAAACCTGTGCCACCGGGTATGGCAAAGGCGGGGGCCCGCCATTCCGCCGCGGACCAGGAGCTTGTCCAGTTGATCCACGACCACGCCGCGGCCCTGGGCGCCGACTGCCCAGGCGCCGAAAAAGTGGCGCAGGCGTCCACAGGCGAGACGCCTGTGCTACCGGCGAACGAGGAGCTGGCCAAAACCCTCCGGGCCAAGGATGAGGAACTGGCCAAAGTTAATGCCGACCTGGCCAAGGTCACCGGCGAAAAAGAGGCCCTGGTCACCGAAGTGGAGAAGCTCAAGGCCGAGCCGGCCCCGGCCAAGGGCGCGCTCAAGGCGGTCCCCAAGGAGGCGGATAGCCTTGCCAAGGCCAACGAGCCCGAGGAACCCAAGACCGCCCTGGAGGAGATTGCCGCGGCCCGACAGAAACCATTTTTTCTCCGTTAGCATGCAGGGGCGGCGTCTGGGGGCACGGGTTTAAAACCTGCGCCAATAAAACGGAAAACAGACCCCATAGGAGGCTATAATGAACCCAACCACTGAAACCCTCGAACTTCTGAAAAGCGCCAAGGTCCTGGACGCTGCCGAACTGGCCAAAGCGGGCATCACCACCGCTCAGGGCCTGGTGGCCTACGACCTGGAACCCGCGGCCAAAAAACTCTATCCCCTGATCACCCCGCTCCGGAACAGCATCAGCCGGGCCGGCGGCGGCGTCGGCACCGCGGTTCACTGGCTGTCGGTCACTGGCATCAACGTGGCCCGTCTCTCCCCGGGGGTCTCCGAAGGACACCGCGGGGGCACCGTGTCCTTGAGCACCACCAGCAACATGGCGGCCTACAAGACCCTGGGCCACGAAAGTTTCGAGACCTTCGAGGCCGAAGAATCTGGCCTCCCCGGCACCGACAACCGGGCCCTGGCCATCCTCACCACCCTGCAATCATTGATGCAGTCCGAGGAAATGGTTCTCCTGGGCGGCAACAGTGACCTGGCCCTGGGGACAACCTCCATCCCGACCCTGGCGGACCAGCTCACCGGGGGCGCCCTGCCCGCCAACACCGCCTTTGCGGTGGTCTGCGTGGCCCTCACCCTGGAAGGCTTCCTGGCCGCCTCGGTGTCCGGCGGTATTCAGTTGAACATCGCCCGCGCCAATGCTGACGGCAGCACCGACACCTACGGTGGCGGCGCGGCCCAGGCGAGCGCCCCGGCCAGCATCACCACCGCCAACGACGGCAACGCCACCCACGGCCTCAAGGCCAGCGTGGCCCCGGTCAACGGCGCGGTGGGCTACGCCTGGTTCTGGGGGCCGGCCGCAGGGCCTCAGCTCTTAGGAGCCACCACCACCATCAACAGCGTCCTCATCCTGGCCGCGGCCACGGGGACCCAGACCGCCGCCAGCCTCCCGGCCGCGGACAACAGCCTCAACGGCCTGCTGTTCGACGGCCTGATCACCCAGATTTGCACCCCCGGTTCCGGTTCCTATGTCCATGTCATGTCCACCGGCGCGCCGGGGACCGGCACTCCCCTCACCCCCGACGGAGCCGGCGGCATCGTCGAGATCAACAACGCCCTGGAGGCCTTCTGGAACAACTACCGCCTGAGCCCGGACATCATGTACGTCAACGCCCAGGAGCTGCTGAACATCACCGCCAAGGTGATCGCCGGCGGCGGCGCTCCCCTGTTCCGCTTCAACGTGGACGCCCAACAGGGTGCGGTGGCCGACGTCACCCTGACCGCGGGCTCGGTGATCGGCTCCTATCTCAACAAGTTCACGATGGGTGGCGGCCAGCTGGTCCGGGTGATGCTGCATCCCAACCTGCCGCCGGGCACCATCCTCTTCCGGTGCGAGCGGATTCCCTATCCCCTCACCGACGTCACCAACATCATCCAGGTGAAGACGAGAAGGGAATATTACCAGATCGAATGGCCGCTCCGGACCCGCCAGTGGGAGAGCGGAGTCTACTACTCCGGCGTGCTCCAGAACTACTTCCCGCCAGCCTTCGGGGCGATCTTCAACATCGCCAATGGCTAAGAGGCAGTAGTCAGTAGCCAGTAAAAGCAAAGGCAAAAGGCAGTGGGCACGGTAGCCTGGGCGTATCGCCCGGGGCCTTTAAAGGCAAGTAGTTTCACTGCTTACTGCTCACTGAAAGGAGGTCATGATGGTTCGACTAAAGGCCGACCCCGGCGTGGGCGGGGTGAGCTACCAGGGGCAGGAATACCCGGTGGTCAAGGGCTGTGTGGAAATGCCCGAGGAGGCTGCCAACGAGCTGCTGGGCTTTGGCTGGGGGTTTACCCTGGCCCCAAAGCAGCCGGTGCCGGAGCAGGAGGCCACCCAGGCAGACCTAGAGCAGCCTACCCCGGAGGCCGTGCCGAAAGAAGCGGCGCCAGCCAAAGGCAAAAAGCAGTGATCAGTGGTCGGTGTAGGGTGCGCACTGCGCACCAAATGAGGGCCACAGGCGGGACGCCTGTGCTACCGGCTTACTGCTCACCGCTCACTGCTAACTTGGAGTAATTATGGATCTCACCACCCTGGCCAATGCCAAACAATGGCTCGGAATTAGCAGCGATACCGACGACGACCTGCTGACGCGCCTGGTCAGCGCGGCCAGCTCCTTCATCGAGACCTACCTGGGCCGGCGCCTGGGGAGCCAGGACTACGCCGAAATAAGGGACGGCACCGGCGGCCGCGTCATGAACTTTCGGGAGTACCCGGTAACTGCGGTATCCGGGGTCACGGTGAACGGGGTTTCCCTCCCCCTGGCCTCCGATACCGTCACCCCGGGGTATCGCTTCACCCGGACCCAGATCATCTTGCAGGGCCATCGCTTCATCCAGGGCTGGGGCAACGTCACCCTGAACTACACCGCGGGCTATGGGCCACCAAGCGGCGGCTGGCTCGAGGACCCCTGGCTTAGCGCGCCCCAGCCGGACGGGAGCGTTCCCTGGGTCCCATTCGACCTGGAGCAGGCATGCATCGAACTGACCTCCTGGCGTTATGAGGAGCGGCAGCATATTGGGCAGAACAGCAAATCCCTCCAGGGGGCCAACGTCACCTACAGCATCCAGGACCTGCCCCCGGACGTCAAAACTATCCTGGACCGCCACCGCCGGGTCGTGTGTGTTTAGGGGAAAAGTTCCCGCTTACTAAGGCCAATTACCGGAACAGGATGAATGCCATATCTGTGGAGGGTGAGTGATGGATGCCGTGACCTGCCGTTTCCATTCCGGACCAAAGCCCAGTCTGGTCATTGAGTTCAGCCCGGACATCCACCCGGCCAACGTCAGGGAGATATCGAACATGGTCTTAAAGGCGGTGGCCCGGAAGCTGGAGTGCATGAACCTGACGGCCATCGAGGGGGAAAGCTATGCCGGACGAGCATGAGGTGCTGCACATGTCGAAACGGATGCGGCTGGATGACGAGGTCTACGACCGGGAGGTCTCCTACCTCAGCGACCACCAGATCATGCACCGCCTGGCCCATAATGGCAACTGGAGTGCCTGGTCCTACTGGCGGCTGTGGGAGCGGCTGGAGGACCTCCACCGGTTGGCCGACAGGAAGAGGTCGAGCGGCTGGGAGATTACCTGGCATCCGGCTTACATCAGCGCCTTGCAGGAGTTTACGGTAAAGGTACCGTTTCCCCCCCGGTGAGACGAAACCACAAATCCCCACGGCGGTACAAGTGGGAATGGGAACTAACCATGATTAGAGCCTGGATTGAGGGAACCGCAGGAGTGATCAGCCGCCTGGACCAGGTCCCGGGCAAGGTGGCCGCGGCGCTGCGCCGGGCTGTTGCGGCCGAGGCCATCAAATTGACCGCCTACGTCAAGGAGCAGAAGCTGAGCGGGCAGGAGTTGAATATACAAACCGGCGCCCTGCAGCGCAGCATCAATTATCAACTCCAGGATGAAGGCGACCGAATTGCAGCCTCGGTGGGCACCAACCTGATCTATGCCGCCATCCACGAATATGGGGGCACCACCCGGGCCCACGTCATTGAGGCCCGCAACGCCCAAGCCCTGGCCTTCCAGATGGGCGGCCAGGACGTGTTCTGCAAACGGGTCAACCATCCCGGC